CCTGATTTCGCTGACGAATGGTCTGAATCAGACGATCGACATAACCCTTGCACAGCTGCCTGGTATTCCTTCCGGCACGAAGGCAAATGGACAAAAGGTCCAGTTGGTCTCGGTAGCTTGATATATATGGCTGACAGGGAAGACAGAGACCGTACACGCTTCTCTAAAGAAACCGCTGACATTGTCAAAGCAGCAGAGGAAAAAAGAATTCAAGAAATTAGAACAACGACTCTGCCGTTCGAAGAAGTTATAAAAAGAGGTAAACAGGCTCTCAAACTCTCTAACCCTGCTGAAAGGAATTACACCCTTAACTCCCTTGCTTTACAAGCTGGCTATAGAGACCAACTCTCCTTAGAGCAGGTGCTTGTTGATCAAATGATCTATGACAAGCAAAAGGGAATTATCTCTATCGAAGAATTAATGGAGATCAATATTGAACGCAACTACCTCATCCCTGATGTCCTACCTAAACCATCAGTTGTCCTTGTTTATGGAACAGGTGGTGATGGTAAATCAATGGCTTGTTGGACACTGGCAAAACACGTTGCCACTGGTACTCCTTTCATCGTTAAAGGGAAACTCGTTCCAGTAGATGAAGGCCCAGTAATGATCCTGAATGGTGATCAGTCATTGGTTCAACTGAAGGAGCAATTGCAGGAAGTTGACTTCCCTTCCAATAAGAAAACAATGGTTCAAAACGATTGGCAACTTCAGTACTACGCACAATTCATCGATCTAATGGAAACCTATCAACCAAAGTTGGTGGTTATTGACTCCCTAATTGGTTGCAGTGGTGGTAAAGCGTTCGATGAAAATAAATCTGATTTCGCTCAACCACTAAGTTGGCTCGCTCGAAATAACGGTAGTGCTTTCCCTGAAACAACCATCCTCGTTATTCACCATGCAAATAAAAATGGTGGCATCCGTGGCACTAGTGCAATTCAAGCTGCAGTTGATGAAACTTGGGAACTAACAAAACCAACGGACGAACAAATATCCAAAGTTGGGAATCATAGTCGTGTCATTACTGTTGGAAAATCTCGTGTCACTGGTAGACAAGGAACTCAACTCCTCATGCAAATGCAGGATGACTTAAGTTTCAAAATCAGTGACTTCTCTCCAGAAGTTGATACAACTAATACAAGCCCCACCTCTGTAATTGATCGGGTGCTTCAAAAAATTCGAGAAGCGACGGAAAGAAAAGAAACTCTTTCAACAAACGATCTGATTTGCGATCCACATATATCTGCTGCTCCTGCAGCTATTCGCAAATCGCTCCAGAGGTTGGTCAAAAAAGGTTTAATTCGTACGAACAGTGAAAAAAACACTAAACAAAACACCTATACAGCTGTCCTCGCGTGTGCGGGGTTAGGAAATGTTGTCCCATCAGGGACAGTTTCCAGTGCTGGAGCGGGATCTAAGGTGGGACAAGTCTCTGGGACACAAAGTTAGTGTCCCACATCTTCTAATGCAACAAGCTACCTGGGACATGGATCGGTTGTCCTACTGCCTTGTCCCAGGGGATTATTCAGTTGTGGAGCGTGGTTTACCCTTGATAGGACAAAATGAAACTATCCCCCCGCGAGAGAATTTATGAAACCAGTTCAACTTGCCTATTACCAACACAGGGAGAGGAATGCTCCTCTTGCAGTCGTGCGATATACCCTTTTTGACATCGATGACAAAGTTGTTGACGTACAACAATTTGAATATCCCAACACAAAAGAAGGGAAGGAAGAGTTTGAGTACCAAGTAGTAACAGCACTTGAATCGGACGTTGACGCAGCTGTTCTTTCATCAAAAAATATTAAGGAGTTTGGTAACTTACATGGATTCCTTCAATCAATAGGATATTATTTTAGTAGAGACCCAAAAGATGATGCCTGACCGACTTTCTCAATGTGATGTCCCATCCCAGTCACAAGTGATCGAAGTCCATTTGGATACGATGTTATACGCCCCAGTGAAAGAGGAGGTCTACATAGAAGCTGACGTAGAAGATGCTGTCCAGACACTTGCTGCTACTCGGTTAGACCCTGAAGAATGGGGGCCAGGACGTTGTTTTGCAACAATCCTTTGGCCTAAAGATGAAGATCACCCTCACCCTCCAACAAAGGAAGACGTCAAACTTTATTGTCTAACAGATCCATACATTGAATGGACACTTATACCATTTGATGAGTAGTCAGTACTACACTAGTATGGTAAGGTTGATAAAACTTTAGATAAATGGACACACCGAGCAAAGGACACGGAAATCGAAAGCATCTACAAATTCTGCTTGCTCCTCATAGGGGCAAGCTTTTTGTTGAACATGCAGAAACTTTAGAAGTGAAACCTACTGCTTTAATTCGACATTTAATCTATGAATATCTCAGGACAAATACCGATAAAGACATATATAACGAAGCCCTTAAAAAAGATGAGGAAGATTGGAAACAATCTGTTCAAAATAGATTAGAAGGACGGGCCTTATCTAAATTGCTTCGATCAATCCAAAATTCTTGACCACCAAGGTTGTTTCTTTACTTGAGGAACAGGTTCATCCATGCATGCAATTATGGCTTCTAATTCAGCAATCTTTCCAATTGATTGCTTGATAATCTGTTGTTGATACCAATTCTGTTTATTTAATGTTGCACAAAGTTTGGCAACCTCAGCATGATTGTCATCCTCAATAATCGCACGAGAGTCTGTCTCTAATTGAAGCTCCTGTTCAAGCGACGGTTTGACTATTAACCAATCTGCCCATGCCATAACTAATGAGGTTCAATAAATTTTCCGTCTCTTACGTTCAATCCAGTAAGAAGATCTCTCTTCCCTCCCCACATCCAAGTCTGATACCACTCAGCATCCCTGCTTAATAAATGTGGAGCGTGTCGTAATAATTCACCATGCAACATAGAAGCTGCTGACATCATGTAAGGGTTGCCCCTTTCATAGGCATCAAAAAAATCTCGGAGGTCCAAAGGTGGGTGTTCTGGATTCAATTGGTTCACTTTTTGTGTACCGATCACCAACTCATGAAGAAGCTTACAAAGGTTTCCTTCTTAAGACAGGAAATAGTCGCTTAAGAAAACTTGCCGGAACAAATACTCACTACTCAAAGAAAAAATTGATCGAACTTATACTCCGAGAACATTCTTAGTTAGTTTCCCTTCTTTCGCCAATTGGTATAAGCCCGTATAGAGACCATGTTGTGGGTGGTCAGGATTATCTCTGCAGTCTTCTTGGTACCAGATCTGCATTCTTTTGACTCTGGCTTCATTTTCTTGTCGCCACTCTCTTGTTCCAAATTCACTCATTGTCGATTCTTAGGCTTTGCAGATTTTAAAGCCTTCATCACCATTTGGATAACAGAATTTGATTCAAGTTTAGGATTTAATGCAATCAGCTCACTTGCTGCTGCAACTAAAATCCAGAACCAAGCTTGTCCTAAGAAGTCCATAAAGACACAATCTATTGAAAGGACACTAGATCTAGTTGTCGAGATAAAAATGTTTTGTTACTTTTAATGTGCTCCCCCCCAGAGCAAGCAAAGTTTCCCAGTTCGGACGAGACAAACAACTGGGAACTTTGCTGTGTTTAGAATCTTTTTTTCGTCTTCACTTGAGCCATGTCCTTTTCTAACTGATTGAGTCGATGAAAAAGTTCTCGAATATCTCTTTCACGACGATTTGAAATATTTGCAATTGCCATAACAAAAGCACTTGCAACAGCTCCAATGATTGCGGCCCAAATGGATTCCATATAGTCTTACACTAGTTTTCTATTAATCATGGAGAGTCCTGCTACCGAAGAAAAACGATCCGATCCTAAAGCACCTGAAGAGAAAAAACAAAAAAAGAAACCTGGCGTCTTAGGTAAACTTCAGGATATTACTCCTGATAAAGAAGAACAGATCGCAATCATAGGTGTAGCAGTGCGTTTGGGCATTGTTGTATGGTCTGGATTCTGCTTAACTTTGGCATACATAGATTTACCTGGCTTCCCTAAACAGACATTTGATCCCACGTTCATTGCTTCGATATTTACATCAACTCTCACTACTTTTGGCGTCCAGGCTGCTTCTAAAAAGGGCGGAAACGGTGTCACCAAGGAGGATATGGAGAAGATGATTGCTGCAAATAGTCAGAACAGTGGTGCGTACCAAACGATAAGAGTTGAAACACCCCTTAAGATTGAAGGTGCTGAAGTCGTCCCACCCAAGAAACCTGCTCCAAAACAATCATGAAGCGTCTGCTGATTCTTTTACTTCTTGCTTCTCCAGCTCATGCTGATATGAGGCATAAGATCACCACATCAGCTCAATTAACAGTTGACTCTGCTTACTCCTCTACAAACAGAGCTGCCAGTACTTACAGCTTGACTGGTAATAACATCACTCCTTCTGTGACAGCAGACGGGAGCACCACGAGCGGTAAAATTGGGGGTTTGAACTTGGGATCCCTTTCTTCTGGCGTACCAGCTCTAGTTCACACAGATAAAGCTGTAACGACTGCAGGTTCTGCTTTCTCGCTGACCGAAAGCTATCAGGCTGGGGATGCAACTCCATCATCAGCCACCGTTAGTAGCGGTGTTGTAGGTTCACTACCTGTTCTATCAGGAACAACAGTAACTGGCAGTGGTGGAGTTGCTGGAAGTCTTGCAGGGACATCCTTAAGTTCTGGTGTTGTAACGATTACTGCAGGAGGAGCAGGTACTACTGGTATTGCACAAACAACCATTGAGTCCGTAGTAGATTGATGAATCTTCTATTTGCTCATCACCCAGGACTTGAACCTATTGAGCACTTAAATTCCATGATGTTTGTGCAAATTCTTATCGCTGGAGCAATTGGATTAGGGTTCCTAATGCTTTTTTCGTCGATGTTTCTCTACAACTCTCATCCACATCATCGCAGATGAGGAAGCTGTTGTTGTTGTTATTAATTCCGTCGAAAAGTCTTGCAGTGCCTGTGGTTCCCAACTTTTCTAGCGGACAAATGAATGCAATCACTACTACTACAAGTAGTGTCACTGAGAGAATTGTATCGCACGACTACAATACTGGTCACACGTATTCTATTAATGGTACAAACATCAATTTCGATGGTCCAATATCTCCTGACCCCACAACCATAAATCAAACAATTAATGGAACTTCTTATCAGTGGACTGGAGCAGATTTAACCACCAAACCAAATGCGACCATCGCAAATCCTGGTCAAGCATTTCAATATGTAGAATCTTACGTCGCTCCCGGACTATCCAACGTCACAACAATAGATCGTACAACCACCATAGAAAGCGTTACAGAAACTACTTCAGTATTCTCGCAATAATATTATTTAACGGCCAAACTGTTTTAGCTCAAACGACAAACAATGCTGCTCCAGTGGCGTCAACATCAGCTAGCCTAACCAATATGGCTATTCAGACGCTACAGGGAAATCTAATTCAAAATTCAATGGGTGGAAATATAGTTTGCCAAGGTCCGATGTTAACATTTAGCCCATTTATTACTGATAGTCACACCTGGCAAAAACCTAAAGAATATTGGTTCGATTCACCAGTCTACAATGACGATGGAAGCATTTCTCATTATCAAGCAAATAGAACAGGCCAAAAAGATAATCATTCAGTCAACCTTGGAGCAAGTCTTACTTTTTCTATCCCATTAGATACATCTTTGCAGCGTAGATGTAAACAAGCTGCTGATACTCAAATCGCTCGACAACAACAAGCATTACTAGATTCTCAGCTTAGTTGGCATATAGCACGTCTAAAAGAATGCGGCAATTTGAAACTTAAAGGAATAGAATTTTCGGATGATTCCCCCTTTAAATCTCTTTGTGAAGACGTTGTCGTTAAGGCAAAAATGGGACAAGTCTTACCACATCGACACCAAACTCCTGCTAAGACCATTTTACCGGAGGGAGATTCCTCTTCTCTCGATAAGAATTGGTTCTTTTCTGGGATAAATTCAAAGTTACCACCTTTTTTCCGAGGATCTTCTGAACCCGTTTTATTACCTGTTTCACGAGGGGTTTTACGACGCGAAGGAGAAAAGGAGTAGCTGCTGCACTAGCTGTTGCGACAACTGCAATCGTTCCAGTTGTAATTACCTGTGGCACCGAGGGGATAGCATCAACAATTTGCTGAGGGAATGAAACCTCTGAATATTGAGTGACACATTTATTCCCTATTAATTGGTAACCAGTTATTTCCTTTTGTCCTTTTCCATCTGGAATCTTTGTCCCGATTTTTGGTGCATCAACAGGTGGGCAATCCTTACTCTTCTGGGAGGGAGGTGGTTCGTCTGCTGGTGGGATTTCTGGCTCTTGATATCTTTGGGGTTCCTCTGGTTGTGTATAAATAATGTTTTCGGGCGTGTAATCCATTGCCCTGTAGCTTGGGACACCCCCTGGACACAAAACGACATTCCCTTCTGGATCATTTGTTATTAATGCATCATTCTCATAATTGCTACTCCTCGTCTCAACACAAGGCATCTCAATAATTGGAAATCCTATTGGGACAGAAATAGGAATCTCAGGCGCACGAATGATCGGCGCATTCATTACCTGAACTTGCCTGGTCTGAACTGAATTGACCTTTATCTCAGGTATTTCACTCAATATTAGAAAGGAAGTCTTGGTGTTCCTGTCTTCCCTGCTTCAGGAGCTTTGGTTGGTAATGCTGGCCCAGTTAATCCACCAGGTATAGGAACATTACTCATTACAGAGTCAATAACTTGTTGTTTAATCCTTTCTTGATTCTCTTCATTTGTTATCCAAAGATAACCGAAAACCGTTCCACCAGTTAATGAAGCTACTAGAACGAAGGATACTACACTAATAATGTCTAAAACTTTTCTCATTGGATGGATACCGAAGGAATTTGGAGAGCTGCTCTTATTAAAGCAGCCCCTGTCATGTTGTTTACTGTAGTTATATGCGGAGTTACTCTGGTTCCTCTGTATTTGGTGACTCCCCTTCTAATTCAGCAATCAACTGAAGCTTCGCTTGAGTAGCAATGATTGCTGCATTAGTCTGAGTAAGTACTTGATCAGCTTGTTGTCTCCGTTGAGCAAGCTCATTTAATTCACCCTGAAGATTTTCTTTCTTCTCGTTAAGATCAGCCATAAAATTTTTGTAGATAGAGAGATCCTACACACATATAGAGTATTTATCTAGTACGGCAATTAAGAAGGAGTCGTCGGCCATGTAGGGTTTTTTGGGTCAGACGTGTTAGCAGGTAAATCCCTTAAAGCTTGCCTATAAGTTTTCCAGTCGTCAGACATAGTTAAATCTGAGCTTGCCATCCAATCAGTTTCTCGAAGTCTCGTATTTCGCTCTTCTCTTAAAAGCTCCATCTCTGGCCCACCTGTTCTTGTTTTATATGTATTCCACGCATTTATTAATTCAGCTTCTGACGGCTGAGAATCTGGGTTGTCTGAATCCCATTCGGTAATAGTGTGTGGAGGAACAGGGCTGGATAAGTCCCATCTATTTGCATTAAGCTTCAGCTCTTCCAAAGCTATACAAATATCTAAATCGTTTGGTAATGCCATAATTTAAGATGCCTTAAAGATCTCTATGGCAGTAAATACATGAGGTGTTGTACCGCCTGAAACCCCGAAACCATTAGTACCTCTACTATGACTACATTTATCCTCTATTCTAATAGCCTTCGAGCTAGAAATGGTAAACCAGGCTGCACCATGTGAGTAACCATTAGCAGGATCCCCTTGTTGCGGGCTATAACCAGCTTGACCATGACGACCTATTTGACTGCCGTCTGTCACGTTCCATAAACGAGTGACATGTCTCTGAACTCTATAAGCAGGTGCGCGCCATTGTACGTAATAGGTTCCAGCTCCAAGGGTTATTTGATTGCTTGACAGAGACCCTATTCCATCAGGATCAAAGTCTTCAGTATTCAGAGTTCTAGTCCTCCAAGCTCCATTACTGAATGTTCCGCTACTAGAGTTAGTTTCATCATGATAACGAGCTATGCTTGTGAATAAACCACTACTTAAAGCAGATCCATTAACTGTTATCGCACCAGTAACATCTATGCCGCTTGAAGTTGTCTCAAACTTCTTACTATTATCGTAATGGAGTTTTACAGCTCCATCCTTTGTACATGAAATAAACTCTTCAGATGAAGTTTTACTTTGGAAGGAAAGTAGATCTGATCTTATATAGAAAGTATTGGTACTGTTTTCTATATGAGAGTTAGTTCCATTATGAAAGAGTTGTAGATCATTACCATTTCCAAAATTTATATTGGTATTATCATCAACTTTTAAAGCATTATCAGAAACATCCCAAAGAATATCTCTACCAGCAGTCGAATTGTTATAAAAGGATATATCTCCAATTACTTGAACACCATTAGTTGTAGTTTCAAACTTCTTACTGTTATCGTAATAAAGTTCTACAGCTCCATTGTTAACAAATTTAGCTCTATATTCAGTGCCAGCAGAGTTTCTAAAATGATGACTACCTACCGAATCTATATAAGTTGAGCCACTAGTTAAGTGTTGTATATGGAAATTTGCTCCATTATGAAACATCTGTACGTCTGCACTTGTTCCTAATTTTATGTATTTAGAGTCGTCAAATCTCAAATGACCATGTACTTTTGCGCCTTCAGATATTGTCTCAAACTTCTTGACGTTATCGTAATAGAGTTCTACGGCTCCATTATCATTAAAGACTGCTTGAACTTCTGACAGATCAGAACCGCCTAATATTTTAACTGCATTATTACTTGCTAAATGTAAATCACCTGTACTATTAACTAGTTTGCTATGTGTGCCATCATGGTAAAGATGTAGATCCTGACCAGCACCAAGTATTACATAGTTATTATCACCACCTCTTAAATGTCCATTAGTAAAATGGACACCATCTGATGCTGTAGATAAACGTAAACTATTATCGTAATAGAGTTCTACAGCTCC